AAGCCGCTGAAGCATCTATTATGGATTACCTTACTGAAAATTACGAAATTGAACGCGAACTAAATCGCGGTAAATTCATCTTTGAATATGATCGAAGAATCAGTTATCCTATAGGATGCCATTTTTACCTTGACGGGAAAATATGCGAAGTAATTCAAGCTATCAATGGCTACAAAGCCCCTTGCCCTACTTCTTATTGGCACGAAACAGAAGAAATACTTAACCTGGAAGAAATAGAACAATACAGCCAGATGAAAAACTATCGGCCTGGAGATGTGGCAAAGTTCTTGGGTCAGGCATATATATGTGACATCGCCAATGGCATAGATTTCAATGATATTCGTATCCCGGAAGTTAATGCCTGGGAAATGGTTAATACATACAAGTGGGACACCGTTCCATACAATGAATGGGAAGTTGTAGAATATGAAGGCAAATTCTTCACCTTGCTAACAACGGATAATTATGACTATTTGGTCAATCCGATGGAGTCTGACTGTTGGGGGATGATTGGAGAATATGACCCTTCACTCAATTCTTATGAATTGTCAGAACACGAATATGTAGAATATAAAGGAAAAATTTATTATCCTATTATCAATCCCAATGCTGATGTACCGGAACTGGAAAGGAATATCAGACACCATGACCCAAGAAACTACAACTTGAAACGCCACATGGTTCAACTGTCATTATACGAGTTGCACAAACTGATTTCTCCGAACAATATCAGTACTGTACGAATTGATGACTACGACCATTCTATGCAATGGTTAAAAGACGCTTCCAGATTAAAATTAAATCCTCAAATTCCGAGAAAAATTGATAACAAGAAAGAACCTCTTACTGACTGGCAGATGGCAACCTTTCAAACATCTTATGACCCATATCAAAACCCTTGGCATGTATAAAAACTTTTCATAAGGGCTGCAAGCGTTGTTCTTAACCTAAATGATGCGGTGAGTAATAGTAATGCTACTCATCGCATTTTTGTTAATGCTGCTATAAATACTGAACTTGATCCTACTGATTGTGTTAAAAGTAGTGCTGATAAGGATGATTTTAATGGTGATACAAGAAAAAGTAAAACTAATGTTGTATCTTTGTATTGCAAAACAATTGATTTATGGCAGTTTATATCAAACCAATACCAACATTAACCGGCAAAGTCGCAGAAAAATTTGAAAAGATTGCCCG